CAGAGACTAAATGAGGACACCGAGGCTACCTCCTTACTTAAGCGCACTCGCGCACTTTTGGAGGGGATCAATATCGACGATCCTAGCAATAATCGGGAGATTCAAGTCACTCGTAAACAAATCACGAGGTTGCAGAGGGCTGTAGGCACCCTGAAAGAGGAACGTGATTTGGCTGTTCGCAAGGCGAACGAAGCCAACACTATTGCTATCAAACATTTGAAGATTAGTCGTCTGTTAGAGAGTAAGCTCAAGGCTGCAGTAACCTTGAGCGAAACTAAGCCAGTCGCTTCAAAGAAGACGAAAACTACAAAGACTGTTAGCAATATTGCGGAGGGTAAGAAGAAATCTACTCGTCGCAGGTTGGATTCAAAGCGTCGTGCACCAGCAAGAGGGAAGTCTACCAGACCAATTATGGAAGACAATCAAAAGAGCGGTGCATCCAAGACCGGTAGCGATAACAAAATTGCTGGTATCGCAGCAAGGATGGATGACTAGAATATAACTCATTTGGAGTAGGAGAAAATAATGAGTAACGTGATTACTGAAGAGTATCGTCAGCAAATGTTGCTGCGCGAAGGTAGAAAAAATACACTGGTCAATAGATGGTCGCCGGTTCTTAAGAAGTGCCGCGAGGTGCATCCTGGGAAATTCCCACTTATGGCGCACATTCTTGAGAACCAGTATAACCACTGGGATCCAAAGAAGAAATCACTTCTTCTAGAAGATGCGACCACAACTGGTGATATCGCCGATTTCACTCGTTTCGCGCTTCCTCTAATCAGGAAGTCCTATCCAAAGCTTATCGCTGATAACTTAGTTGGTGTTCAGCCAATGAGCCAGCCGGCTTCTCTGATATTCTATATCAGATACCGTTACGCCCTTAGCAAGGGCCAAACTCTGGCTGGGACCCAAATTATGCGTCAGAACACTGCTCAACAGTTCGCACGTCAGAACGGTTGGGCACTCGATCCATATTACTCCTCACAGGAAGTAAAGGGAGAGGATCTGACAATTGACGGCAGCGGCGCTGCCATCACTGGCACACTAGCTCATCGTCCAGTCCTAGCTGGCACAGTGGTAGTCAACGTTTATAACGAAGATACCGATAGCTGTGAAGATCCAGAGCCGGTTCTACAGGTTGGTTTCGATAGCGATGGCAACCCAGACCTCATCTTAGTTGGTGATGCAACTGGTGTTGTTGTTGATGATACTACAACTGGTGCAACTCAGTTCGATCATGCAACTGGATCGGTAACTATAACTTTATCCGCTGGTGCCCTAGCAAGCACTACTATAGCGCGGGTCGATTATGAGTTCGATCTTGAGAATAACCCATTCCAGCCAGAAGTAACCTTGAGCATTGACAGTGATAGCGTCGCAGCTATTACTCGTAAGCTTAAGACCTCCTGGAGCCTTGAGGCTGCTCAGGATCTCAAGGCAGTACACAATATCGATGCTGAGTCCACTCTAACCGATCTAATGGCTGATGAGATGGTCGCAGAAATCGACCGTGAAATCATTAACGACTTGATTATCGCAGCAGCAGTCCGCGCTACCCACAACTTCGCCACTGGCGCAGGTGCTAGCGTAAACTTCACTGACCGCAACATTGCGTTGCTATACAAGGTCCTTGAAGTCGCCAACGTCATCCACAGGTTGACTCTCCGTGGTCCAGCCAACTGGATGGTAACCTCTGCTGATATCAGCTCCAAGTTCGAGCAACTGAACGACTTCCGTGGTTCAGATGCCCTAGCAGTTGATGGTATCGATGTTGGTATTACTACTGCCGGTACTGTTCAAGGCAAGCTGAAGCTCTATAAGGATCCGCTGTTCCCCAACTGCAAGATCCTAATGGGCTTCAAGGGTGGTTCAGTCCTAGACAGCGGATATTTCTATGCGCCATATATACCACTTCTCAGCACTCCAACCGTGCTAGATCCAAACAGCTTCACTCCCAATAAGGGAATCATGACGCGTTATGGCAAGAAACTCATCGAAGACGGTGGGCTTTACTATGGTGTCGTGACCGTAAGCAACCTCTAAGGTTTTAAAAGCAATCTTTAAAGAACCCGCCTAAACGGCGGGTTTCTTTTTATATCTAGTTGTTTCACTCCCAATAAAAACAAATCAGTTATTAGCATTAAATCAAATGTACTTAAAATGGGCAACTTCACGCCTAATAAGAGGTACTATGAAGAAATGTCATCAGTGCGAAGAAACCAAAGACTTAATAAAATTTCCTAAAATAGGGCGTAAATGTAAACAATGCAAAGCTTATAACCTTAGAGAATATCGGAAAAACAATAAAGAATATGTACTCAAAAGATCGAAGAAATGGAGACAAGATAACGCCGACAAGATAAAAAAGCAAAAAAAAGAATCTTATAAACGACATTCAGATAAAGTAAAGAAAAAGAACAATAGATATTATCACAACAATGCTGAGGAGCGTAGGGCTTGGCAGAAAAATTATCAAATTGATAAAGAGACCGCTAACGTTGAGTCTTGGTTAAGAAAATGCTTGAAACATTCAATTAATGGCGATAAAAGACTTGATAGAGAACATAATATCGGTCTTGAATTTGTGATAAAATTGCATAAACAGCAAGATGGAAAATGTGCTCTGTCTGGTCTGAATATGTCTCACCAAAGAGATGATTTATTTGCTATATCAATTGATAGGATCGATTCTAAATTTGGACATATTGAAGAAAATATCCAACTTGTTTGTAGTGGGCTAAATAGAGCTAAACGTGAGTATTCTAATCAGAAAGCCATTCAATTTGTGGAAGCCATTAGGAATCAGGCATATAATTTTTTGGATTTTGATAAATTTTCATTTCCAGAATCTACTAAAATTTACACATCGTACAAAAAATTGAAATTTAAGGAGGAAAAATTGCGACCAGTTTTTAATCAACAATTTGAACCTCCCCGATATTCTGACAAACTTCTTCAAGATGACTATTCTAGAATTGTTAATTATAATCTTAGCGACTATTTGAAAGATGACAAATGGCGGTCCCACAAACCTGAAAATAAGCCATGGGCTGGCAAAAAGTTAGTATGGCATTTTCACCCACACTTATGGGAAGTTAAAACTCAGAATAAACCTGTTATTTCTAAAATATGGGGCAGAAATAATAATTCGATCTTTGAGCGTACTTTAAACAATCTTGTTGGTGGCCAGACTAAAATATCCTTTGAAAGGATCGTTAGAGAATTTGTTTTCGCTGGCATTGGTGTTCCTTCTCAGATTCACGCTGGATTTGCCCGTGCGGTTTATCAATATTTTGGGTGTAAAAGTGGCGATATAGTTTATGATCCTTTTGCCGGATGGGGAGGCAGGCTTTTAGCCGCCTCTTCGCTTGAGTTAAAATATGATGCTTTTGAATTGTCTTTTCTGACATGGGAAGGATTAATTAAGATGGCTGATTTTATAAATTATGATGGTGCGCATATTTTAAAATTCAACTCTGCTGTAATAGAACCTACTCTAGATAGATATAAATTGATGTTTACTTCGCCGCCTTTTGGATCAGAAGAATATATCGATTCTCAATCTTCAGTTAATCTTGAAACATTATTAGAATCGACAAAAAATATCCCTCTTAGAGTGCTCCATGTCAACAAGGAGATTTTAAAGAAATTGAATCCTGATAAAATTATTCCGATTGGATCTAAGAATACAATTGGGTCTGTGAAATCAGATGAATATTTAGCTATATTTAGCTAAAAGCTCCAAATGAGTGGTTTGTGGAGGTGTTATAATTTATTAATGTATTTGAATTTTACTAGTTTTAGACTACTTATTTAGTAAGAGAGGATGTTATGGCTAGTAAGATGTTGGTATCGGAGTATGTTGCAGAAGATGGTGATAATCGCCGCATGGCACGGGCTTGCAATATTGCAACCTATTTTATAGGTAATTATGACGAAGGCGGACATATTAGCGTAAAGGAATTACGCAGAGAAATATGCCAAATTCTTGATGTTGCTCCACCATCGACAGGTGATCTAAAAGCTCATGGCGATGCATGGGGAGCTTCTGGTTTGAGATTAGATTTTGATGAATTTGATGGACAAAAACAGATTGAATTCTCACTACCTAATCTCAAACGTTGTGCTAGTTATCTTCTTGGTAAAGGTCCTAAGATTAGTGCTCTGAAATTGATTAGAAGATTGTTGACAAATGTTGAGTTGATAAATGTTGCAATAGTACTTAGTCAGAATAATATGACTAATTGGGAGAAAAAATTCATAAGAGATATGAATTGTCTCTGGCGTAGTAAGGTATTAAGTTCTAGTCAACGTGCCAAGTTGATGCAGATCATTGACGAGAGAACCAAAGGAAGTTAGCATTTGATGATTTGGCACGGTGTCTGGAGATTAGTAATTTCTGTTACAATTGAATTTAGATGCTGGTAGAGAGAATTGTCCTTATGAAGAGTCCATAAAAAATGGGTTTAATGGGATTATGATGAATGGGGCACAGGATTGTCATAATCATACTTGATGTACAAGTCTACTTAGTTGAAATTTTTTTGTCCCTATCAAACATCAAACATAAAGTATAAATATTATATTGATAAAGGGAATCTGCTGTGCTTAATGGAGTCCTGAAGAAGATTAACAAATGTGTTAACTTTGAAATGTTATATTGTCTTGAAGAGGATTTCAATTCAATCGGATTAACATTGCAACCAACTAAACAAAACAGAGTTGTGCTGTGTACAATTCATGAAGGTAGACCAAAGGCACAGAAAATTTTCGATGATTATATTCATATTGGTGATGCCGAGGATCGTTCATCTGTTATTCCTAAACAGCTGGTAGAGTGTATTAAAGATTTTGTGATTGAGAATGTTGGCCCGCCAAGTAAATTGGAGGATGGTGGTGCTTCGTGGCAAAAAGCTCAGAATAGTATTTATGGTGCTGTTATAAATTGGTCGCAGCCCATTGATAAGCCTAGCCAAAATATAACTACAGTAGAGAATATAGCTGCAGGGATGGAAGATATTAAGCCTCCTCACTTAACGCAAAAGATTTCGGAGCCTTCCTTGTTTATTGCAGATAGCGATAAGATAAGCGATAATGAAGTAGGGCGAGCTGATTTGCCAGGCGATAGAGAATTAACTGAGCTTACTAGAGAAGAAGTGAGGAAATTCTTACAATCACTAACAAAGTATGAATAATGCCGTCATTTAGTTTCCCAATACCACATTCTAGATTGTTCCAAGCTAGGCCTGAATACAGTTCTCAAAAGCCGCCAACTGGGGATTTAGTACAAGCCAACGATATTTTGATTAATGTATCATTTGGTCGCATTACTGCTACTGATAATACTACTGTAGAACTTATTTCTAAATATAATCCTGTTGAGAATTATCTTGAGATCGATATTCCAGATCATTATATGGAATTTATTGAGCTAGTAGAATTCGGGCCTTATTTCAGGCGATTTATCGATTGGTTATTGGATGTTGACAATGTTCTAAATAGAATAGATGGCGATCCTGGTGATATTTTAGTGCGCAATGATTCTAATCAATGGGTCCCTATTAACGTATTACCAAGAAGTTTCACTTTTGTGGTTGCTGATTGGGCTGCTGGTACGGCCAATGAAATTACTATTATTGGTAGTGGAACATCTGGTCCAGGACAAATAGGCCCACATAATTATGATAATCTTGGTCCTTATCAAGTTTTAGTCTTTAGTGAGAGTGGCAATATTGTTACGCAGGTTGATGTTGAAGTAGAGACTAATATTATTACTGGCGATGTTACATTGAGAAAATCTGGATTAGCTCCGGCTTTTGATGGTAGAGCCGTTGTAAGTAGTATTATCTAATCTAGGCCAAATATAAGTTAATTGGAGCTGGTTATGGCTAAGAGTTTCTATGAAACTATCATTGCTAGCGGTGGTTTTGCTGGTGAGCATTTTGATATTGCGCAAGGCCTCGCTAATGTTGATATCATAGATACATTGCTCAACGCTGGAGATGGTACGCTACAGATCAATACCCCTATAGCAATATGTTCTACTGGAGTTCTTGGTGCTGCTAGAGTATTAAATCTTAATAATATTGAACAAGATGGCAGAATAGTTTTTGTTTCTATAAGAAATTCAGATATCATAATCAACAATTTAACTATTACAGCAACTACAGATATAAATGGTGTCGGGCCTAATCTGGTGATCAACGACGCTAGAGATTATATTTTCGTTCATACAACTGGTGGAAGTTGGAGAGCTTACTTACAAGATACTGCTAGTGCGTCTGAAAGCACAGTCGGATTCAATTATGTGTTTGTCGATTCACCAACTGAAGGGGATCCAGGTGTAGGACAATTATCATTTGATACAGATACTAGTGGTAATATTATTGGGATTAATATAGATCCCATTGATAATGATAATAATGATCTTATTGAATATTTTAGAAATATAGATCCTTTTGGTATTATTAGTATAATTAGCTATGGGTCTAAGATAGTATTCAGATATTTTGATGTTGTAGAATCAACTGGATATTTCTTATTTGATGTTATTGAATTGATACGATCAGGATCTGATTTTTCTAATTTAGATCAGATTACTATATTTATAGATACTGCGTTTGATGGGCCACAAGATTTTGGTACGTTACTAACTGATCCTGTCGGCGCTTCTGATGGCGACAAATATTATAATACTACTATTGATATGGCTATGCAGTATGACGAAGCTCGTGGTAAATGGTTGTCTATTGATTCTAATGCATTTCATTTTAGCCGTATAAGTAATACAGCGGTTGGTAGTTATTATATGATTGGTAGCGTTACTATGACTGCTAATATTGGTTATATTATGCCACATAATGGCACAATTATTGCTATTATGTATACGCGCAGCGATGTTGATGCGGCCACATTTGAAATCGAAGAAGATGGGGTTAGCAGGTCTACACTAATATCGGCAGCAACATCTGGAAATGATTCGACTAAGAATAACGATTTTTCAGCAAATTCAATCCTTTCGGTTAAGAACCAAGCAGGAGGTAATACTACTTCTAATGTTTCTGGATGGTTTAAGGTAAAATGGAGGGCTTAGCACATGGCCACAATTATAGCAAAGAATCAAACTGTTGCTGATCTATCATTGACTAGATTGTCAGCACCAGATGCTAAGATCCCTGCATCTGGACAAGCAACTCTGACTGATTATAATTTTGAATATGAAATTGCGGAAGATTTTGAATTAATAGATTATATTGCTAACGATCAAGTATTATTGAATTTGGATAATGTTGATCTGAATAAATCTGAAAGTCTTGCGCTAGCTTCACCTGCTATTTTCGCGATTGCTACTCCAACTGCTAATGCGATTCCAAAAGCAGATTCGAATGGCCTCTTAGATAGCTGGGTTAGCGGTGCTATCGAATCGGCAGCTGTTGAGGTAGAACCTACTGGATTTGCTGATCCAGAAGCCGATATTACTATAACTTGGTCTGACGCAGCTAAAACACTTACTATAGCTCCGACTGGAGCATCTTTCGATGTGTGGTTACAAGGGGTAAAGTATACTAAGACGACGGAGGTGATAGACATCTCTGCTACTATAACTGAAGGTTATTGGTTCTTCTATTACAACAGTGTGGGCGTTCTACAGGCCAGCACAATTGAGTGGGAATTCGAAGGCGATGCGCCTGTATCATTCATCTATTGGGATGCAACCAATTCCAAGGCGTTAATTGTGGCATGGGAACCACACCGTTTGGCTATGGACTGGGCTACACATAAATATCTTCATGATACTGTTGGCGCATTGTTTGAACACGGTCTTGCGGTTTCTGGCGATATAACTGGTGATGGTGACCTTGATATACATGCTCAAGTGGAAGTCAGTACTGGCGAGATACACGATGAAGATCTTGAAATATCGGTAACACAAGGGATAGGTGGAGATCGTTTCGAACAAGATCTTGCATTACCAGCTAAGATACCAATTTGGTATCTTAGCGGAAGCGTTCCAATTTGGAGAATTAAAACTGTCAATTCTTTCCCTTTGATGGAAGGTATTAATCGAATTCAGTTTAATGAATTTGTTTCACCAAACTGGGTACTCAGTGAAATTTCTACTAATAGGAATTTCGTTGCAGTTTGGCTATTTGCGACAAATGATCAGACTCAGCCAATTATTGGTATCCTAGGTCAACGTGAAGACACCACATTCAATAATGCTGATTTAAACAATATGCTTGCTAGTCTTCATCTTGCCAATCTATATCTGCCCGAGATGAAGATATTAGCCAGGCTAATATTCCAGACGAGCACCGCATATGATAACGCACCAAGTGCTAGATTGCAAGAAATTCTGGATTTGCGTCGTGTCCAAGATCTCCCGAGTGGGGGATTTGTATCGACAAATCACAATAGTTTGTCTGGCAGAAGTGATTCAAATTCGCATCCTGCGAATACTATCGCTGTTGATACGACCAATTTTGATGATATATTGAGTACAGTTGATGATACTGTACAGAAAGCGCTTGATACATTAGATGATGGTGGTGTTCGGAACCTTGATGATCTTGATGATGTCGATATTTCTGCACCTGCTGCAGGCGAAACTCTTATTTATGCTGGCCCCACAGATGGTTGGGTTAATTATCCGATTATAGATCTGGCCCTGGACACGCTGGTCCTCGACCGGGCCAACATGGACGTCGCCCTCGAGCGGGTCAGTGCAAAGACGATGATCGTCACGGACAACGCTGGTGGTTCCGGCGAGATCCAGGCCGCGACCTTCGCTGCCGAGGACGCCACTCCGCACTTCGGGTTCCGTTCGGGCGGAACCCCGGGAGTTTTCCTGTCCAGGGCAGGGTCCATCAACTGGATGGACGGTGACAGCTACAAGGCAGGGTCCATCAACTTCCAGATCGCCACCCCTAGCGGGGCCCAGATCTATCAGTTGCTCGCCGGGCCCGCTAACGCGACTGCGCTCCGGACCCACTACGCTGTGGAGCTGCTCGCCGGCTTGGCCGGGGGGGCGGTCAGCACTACCAACCTGGTCCCCGCAGGATCCTACCTGCTAGGGACCGCGCTCCGGGTCACGGTCGCTGTGACGGGACCCACCGACTTCGATGTGGGCGATGGCGCAGTCGTGGACCGCTTCGGGGACGCCATCGCGATCGCCCTGAGCACGACGGTAGAGGCACCTGGACCAGACGCAACTGCTGACCCGTGCGGCTGGAAGATCGGCGTGCAGGATGTGACGTTGACGCCGAACGGCGGGAATTTCACCGGCGGCTCCGTTAGGGTCGTGGCCTGGTATCGGACCATCCGTGCCCCACTAGGCTGATAGTGGACCCGCTTATTATAGTTCTGAAGGCCTTGGCGGTCGATTGTATTTCATATGTGTGCCTACATATGATTATAAATGTGATGATTGTGGCTACAAATTTGAGCAATTTCAATCTATGTCTTCTGAGTCATTTAAAACATGTCCGGAATGCGAGCAAGAATCATTACGCAGGTTGATCGGCAAAGGTGGTGGAGTAATTTTTAAAGGCTCTGGATTTTATTGTACTGATTATAGACCTGCACCAAAATTAGATGATTGAATATGAATTGACAAAATGTGCATTCTGCCATAAAATGAAGAAAATAATGGTATTTTTATCGACTGAGCGTAGAAATATCAAGATTTGTCTTGAGTGCCATACGGCTAGAGAAAAGAATGAAGAGAAGAACTATGGTACTCATGATCCTAAGAGAGGCATTTTCGATTAGTATATTAAGATTATGCTCGTTTTAATAAAGAATCTGTGTGATAATTGTATTATGTGTCGTCTTGGGCGTAAGCGACCCGAGGTAAAGAATCGCACATTAGATCCGCATGTTTTTAGTAATATGTGTCTAAGTCGGTACATGGTATACGGACAGAATCCTGGATTTAATGAATGCATCGAGGATGAGCCGTTTGTTGGCCAAGCCGGTGATACATTCACCAACGAGGTTGGAAAACACGGCTTCGAACGGTCTGATTTTTATATTACTAATATCTTGCATTGTTATACACCTGGTAATAGGTCGCCGTTACCAGAAGAATTAAGGGCATGTAAGCCTATTGTCCTGATGGAACTCCGTGTGATAAAGCCAAAGTTGATCATTACTTTGGGCAAGTTTGCCTTTAATACATTTTGCCCTGGGAGAAATTACAAAGACAGTTTAGGGGATATATGTAAAACAGAGATGAATGGATTGAAGTATAGCATATTTCCAATTTATCATCCGTCTGGGCTTAACCTGTCATCTAAGGAACGTAAGAAAAAATTTCAGGACGATATTTCTACACTTTGTAAACTGGTAAAAGCATTAGAACGGAGGGATAATGCATAATGCTGATAAGATCAAATTGGGGGGGATTGTCTCGGTACGGGACAAGTTAATTAAGCAACAATCGGAGGGGCGCAAGGTCTTCAGATTAGAATCTGGTGATCCATCATTTGATATACCACCTCATGTTGTTGAAGCAATTGTTAAAGCTGTGAGAGATGGTCACACTCATTACACGGCTGGCGCTGGCATATTGCCATTGAGAATAGCGGCTTGTAGCAAAATGCGTCGTTATAATAAGATTGAGGTGAATAGCCCTACGGATGTGTTTGTTACTAATGGCGCGATGCACGCATTGTTTATTACGTTTGCAGCATTATGTGAGCCTGGTGATGAAGTAATAGTTCCAGACCCGACATGGACCGAGACGGCTGATAATGTTACTATGGTTGGTGGCACGCCTGTCAGAGTTGACCTAGATGAGAATTATAGATATCTGCCTGATCGTATTGAGGAGAAGATTACGACAAGAACCAGGGCAATAGTTATTAACTCTCCTCATAATCCGACCGGCATGATTTGTGGTTATAAGGATATCAGCGCTATTCTTCATGTTGCTGCAAATCATGGTTTGTGGGTAATATCTGATGAAGCATACGAGCATGTCATTTATGATGGCCAGATGCATATTAGCCCAGGGTCATTCGACTATGATCGTGTGATCTCAATTTTCTCTTTTTCTAAGAGTTATGCGATGAGCGGGTTAAGATTGGGATATTTTACTGTGAGCGATCCTCTGATTAAGGGACGTATTGCGAAATTGCTCCGTTGTACTATCAATGGGGTAAATTCGGCTACACAGCACGGTGGTGTTGCAGCATTGGAAGGTCCTCAGGATTTTATGAACGACATGATTGGCGAATACACAAAGCGCAGGAATGCTTTGATTGATGGTTTATCCTGCGTTAAATCATTACAACCATTTAAGCCCGGTGGCGCTTTCTACGTCTGGTGTAAAGTTAGCAACGATTGGTTTGCTAGTGGTAGGGATAGCTGGGATATGACTAATCATTTGATCAACGAAATAGGGGTTGGCAGCGCTCCTGGTAGCGTATTTGGTCCTGCCGGTGAGAATTGCATCAGATTTGCTTTCTCATGCTCCACTGACCAAGTATTGGAAGCTTCGCGGTTGTTGAAGACTATTAATATATAGCAGACAAATGTAAATTACACCTGTTCTCCCGCCTTTTGAGCCGCCCTGAACAATCCAGGGCGGCTCAACTTATAATTATAGAATTTGCACAAACAACTGGGTGTATGTAATAACGCAGGCAAGAAGTGATTGATAGGGTTACTTCAATGCAAGAAAATACCCTTTCGAATGTTCTCTTGCTCGTGCTCTGGTGGTGAAATGTTATCATACCCGTCAACGGGAGTTGCTGGTTTAGTTCCAGCCCAGAGCTTTGGGGTCGGTAGCTCAAGATTAGAGTATCCGGAAAATTCGGAAGGTTGTTGGTTCAAGTCCAACCCGGCCCATTAGGGGGAGTGATAGTCAGGGATACTTCAAGTCAACCTTTAAATTGCCTTTATAATTAACCCCTGGCGCTAATGCCCCCACAAAACAATTTGAAGCCCTTTTGGCTTGAGGAGGTCGTGATGGGTAGAATAAACACTAAGAAACAAGATCGTGTATGTTCCGGAGCCCATACTAATTTTATGGGTGGAAATTCCTGGGATATTAGTAATCCATTGCTAAGACTCCGTATTGTAGCATCCTCATGCTTCTTCGGCGAGCCTAAATATTACCACCGAGACAACTCCGATGACCGCGTTAGCAAGCGTCGTAGTCCTTATAATTTTGGTCATATAACCATAAGCGATAGGGAGATAAAGCATCTTCGTAGCGTTTTGGATGCTAAGGACCCATATGAATGGCGCTCCATGAATCCAACAGAGATTATGGAAAAGGCCATAGATGAGGCACTTGACTGTGATTTCAATGCTACATTGAATGAAGCTGTACGTCTGCGTAACGAGGAAAATATTAGGACTACGCCACAGGTTATCTTGGTGCGTGCTGCACACCACAAGAGTGCACATGGCAATCCCGAATTCAGAAGACTTGCGCGTCTAATAATCAGGCGTGCAGATGAGCCTGCTGTCGGTCTGGCCTACCACCTATGGAGATACTCCAAGGGCGGATTGATTGTCAAGGCTAGTGGACGCAATATCCCTACTAGACTGAAGAAGGTGTGGAGGGATGCTCTTGAAAAGTTCAACGAGTATCATCTGGCTAAGTATCGTATGGAATCGCGCCAGGTAAAGACTGTAGACGTGGTAAATTTGGTACATCCAGCAAGCGATGCAGTCAACAAGTTGGTCCATGGTGAACTTAAGACAACTGGTACGACTTGGGAATCTATTATTTCCAAAATGGGTTCTAATAAGGAATCGTGGACTAAGGCTATCGATGTGATGGGGCATATGGCTCTATTGCGCAACTTGCGCAATTTGTCAAATGCAAAGGTCAATCCAGCTTGTTTTATTAAGAAGCTGGTAGATGGTGCTGAGCGTGGTAAGCAGCTGCCTTTTAGATATTATAGTGCTTATAAGGCTGTTGAAAGTTACGTTGGGCCACAAGTGCTAGATGCAGTTGAAGATTGTCTATTCAAGTCTCTTGGCAATCTACCAAAGTTCAATGGTAGAGTGATGTCTCTCTGTGATAATAGTGGGTCCGCTTGGGGGTCTACTACGTCTTCCATGGGTACGATGTGTATCGCTGAGATCGGCAATATTACTAGTGTTATAACTGGTATGGCTTCTGATGAGGGCCATATTGGAGTGTTTGGTGATCGCCTGGAGACATTCCCAATTCGTAAGCGATCCTCGGCGTTCGACCAAGTTGAGAAGGTCACTAATGCTGGTCGAAGTATTGGTCACGCTACTGAGAATGGCATCTGGTTATTCTGGAACAAGGTGATCAGGGAGAAGCAACATTGGGACCATATATTTATTTATAGCGATATGCAGGCTGGCCATGGCGGGTTATATGGACATAGTCCATCTGAATATCGTGGTTATGCCTGGCCTAGTAATCAACGCAATATTGATGTGCCAAAGCTGGTGAATACTTATAGACATAAGGTTAATCCAAATGTTATGGTATATTTTGTTCAGATCGCTGGATATCAGGATACTATTATGCCTGAATATTATAACCGTACATTCATTCTTGGCGGTTGGGGTGATGGACTGTTGAGATTCGCTGCTGAGATGTCTTCATTGCATCAGTTGCAGTTTTGATACCAAGCAATCTAGTAGTTGGAAAGCTTAAATGTGAAGTTGAAGATGTAAATTAAACAACGAGATTGTTATGATTCCAGTTTATCAACCGTGGATAACTAAATTAGAGAAGAAATATGTTAGTGAAGCGGTAGAATCAAGTTGGATTTCTTCTACAGGACAATTTATTGACAAAGCTGAAAGACTTTTTAAAGATTTTATTGGTGCTAAACATTGTATTTTAACAACTTCGGGGACAACTGCCCTTCATCTTTGTTTTAGAGCAATGGATCCACTTAATGGGCATCGATGTGGGTTAATTATTATCCCGAACATTACTTTTATCGCTTCTGCTTTTGCAGCAGCTTATGATAATAGAAAAATAGAATTAATTGATATTGATCCTAAAACTTGGAATTTAGATTTGGATGCTTTAGAAACATTGTTACAATCTGGTATAAAAGTTGATATAGTAATGATGGTTCATTTATATGGTAACCCATGTGATATGGAACGAGTTTTAAAACTTCAAAAACTTTATGGGTTTCGATTAATTGAAGATGCTTGTGAATCGCTTGGTGCTACAATTAATGGAAGGAAAACAGGTCTTTGGAGTGATGTGTCTTGTTTTTCTTTTTATGGAAATAAAACTTTTACTTGCGGTGAGGGTGGCGCAGTTATAACAAATGATGATTTGATTGCTCAGAAAGCACGTTTGCTTCGAGGACAAGCTCAAGATTTAACTAAAAGATATTGGCATGTTGATTTGGGATATAATTATCGTATAACCAATATGCAAGCAGCTATTCTTTGTGGACAGCTTGAACGTGCAGAAGACATCCTTACTGAAAAACAACGTGTTTCTGATAGATATCATGCGAATTTAAATGATGTTCTTCAATTTCAAGAGGTTCTTCCTGGACATAAACATTCTGATTGGCTAGTAACAGCTGTTGTTGATGATTATGATAAATTGATTATTCATTTAAAAAATCAAAATATTGATAGTCGCAAAGTTTTTTATCCGGTCAATGAGATGCCTCCTTTTAAAAATGATAAAAAATATCCTATATCGTCATGGTTGTCTAATAAAGGAATCTCTTTTCCATCTTACCCAACTTTAACTAATTCTGAAATCGATTTTATTTGTGAAAAGATTAAGGAGGGTTTATGATTTATCTTCTCTGGCCTACTGTTCGACCAGATATGATGAAAGCTACTCATATTCAATGGATAAAAAATGCTATAAACCCATCTAAAATTATTACTAATATTTGTGTTAATACTAGAGAACAAGCTGAAGCATTATCTGACGATTTTAATAATATCTATATTTCTGGTGATAAAGTTCATGGTGTCGCTCCACCTTCTTATGTGTTAGGATCTAAATTAAAAGCTAATCCGCATGATATTATAATTTTAGCTTCAGATGATTTTTATCCAATAAAAAATTGGGATAAATGGCTTAAAAAACAATTTAAAGGGTATGAAGGCGCTTTATTAGTCAATGATGGATATCAATGTACTGACTGTGTAACTATTCCTATTATGACGTTTAAATGCTTACGACAATTAAATGGTATAATTTATCATCCTGATTATAAGCATTTATATTCAGACAATGAATTATATGAAGTTCTTAAAAGTTTGAAACTCCTTAAAAATCTTAGGAAAGAATTAGTTGTATTCGAGCACCGTCATTATGATAATGGTAAAAGAAAACGTGATAAGATTGATAATTTAGCACATCGTTCTTCTCAACATGCGTTTAAAACTTTTGTGCAACGTCGAAAGTTAAAAGTTAAAGATAAATTGCAGGTTAATAATTATTGGAAGAAATATGTTAAAAAAGCATGGAAATATTAATCTTCTAATTAATTATTATAATTCAGATAATGAAAAACGTCAAACTGAATTGATACAAGCATTGCGTATTAATCTTAATATTCCATATATCAGTGTACATTTATTAATAGGAGAAAATATTGAATTGCCAAAGTTAGCATTAGAAATGGCAGAAATAATTCGATATTCTTCAGATTATTTAACTTTTCAACAATTTTTTGAATATGCTAACACATTACAAAATGATTCAATTGCAACAATTATTAATGCTGATATTGCTTGTGATAAAACTATTTATAAGTTAGAAAAATACGTCACTGAAAAAGTTTGTGTTTGTTTAGGGCGATGGGATAAGATTGATGGGCAATGGAAACTTACTAGGAAAAATGATACACAGGATTTATGGTCATTAAAAGTACCAATAATTAAAGATTTAATCAAAAGAGCTAACTTTTATTTAGGTGTTCCTGGATGTGATAACCATATAGCTTATATTCTTAATAAGAATTATAAGTTGAAAAATCCTAGTAAAATTATTAAAATTAAACATTTTCATTCTTCTGGTGTTAGAAATAGATGTATTGGTAAACGCGTTAAAGGAAAAATTAGAAGAGTGAACATAGAATGATTATTTTTTATTGATTTTAGGGTATTTTTTAAGTAATTCTGTTCGATCTCTTTTGAGAATTGCAGTGTATTTTTCTGAATTTGCTGAAATTATTTGGCTATAAAGATTTGCATTATCAGCTTGATGTTTAGATTGATAATTAATTTCATGTGCTAGATGAACCATTGGAGCTTGCAAAGATTTATACTTATTTTTACCTAATTTTTTTATTTTATATCTGAAATAGCAGTCTTCCCATCCGTAAACTAGAAAGCGTTCACTCCAACCACCAATATTGATGAAAGTTTTCCTATTAATTGCAGTACAAGCTCCGGGGGCGTCTCTGCATCCTTTTCCACTTTTCTGTATTCTATCAAAATAATTTAAAATAGCTTGTGATTTGTTTGATTCCGCTTCAATGTGGATTTTCTTAGTATTTTCTATACTAAGATTTAAACATTTTTCTCCTACTCTAATTGCTTTCATTCCTTTCTCTATTTGTTTAATGATGCGGTTGTAATTAGAATTATGAAAGAGAATATCAGCATCTTGAAAAATTAAAATGTTTGTATTAGCTAAAGATGCTCCAGTGTTATTTGCGACTGTTGAAGCAAATTTTTTATTTGTAAAATGGTGTATTAATTTTGCTCTTTTGGGATTTTTTAATTGTAATTTGCTAATGCTTTTAGGATATTGAACATTTTCTTCCATTGCAGAGACAATAATTTCTACATTGCGATTTTTAGAAATATATCTAATAAGTGTCATTAAATTGTTTACGCGTTGGTTAGATTTATTTGTAAATCTGATAATAACACTTGCTTTTGCTTTAGCCATTTTTTACTTCTTTCAACAATTTTAAGAAATCGTTAAGACTTTTAGAATAACAAATAGAACGAGGTTTGTGAGGAAAATTTTCTCCACTCCATAATTTATTATTGCACGATTCTACCCAAGGTACATTTATTCTATCTGTCCAACTAGACGCACAAGCACATGAAATACCGGATGATACTCCTATCATCATATCAACATATTTAAAAACTTCAACTGTTTCTCTTACACTTAAAATACTACCATCGATTGCATTATTCGGCAATTTAAATTGTGGTTTTTTACCCGATTTTTTAGGTAAGTTAGATACCCATTTCTGAGCTTTTTTAATCTCTGTATGAGTTAGATTTAATACAGGACGCCATGGAACAATCCATTCTTTTATTCCCAGATCTTTTTCAGCTGCTTTTTTGATACAATCGATTATCATATATTTTTGGGTATTCCAATATGGTCGCAAGTAAGGGGCTGGGATAATAATTTTTTTATAAATTTTCTTTTTTTTTGCTTGTTTTAATGCTTTTTTAGTAGCAATGATAGTGGATTTTAATTTATCTTTTGCATCAATAACAAATATTTTATCGATATATGGATTATTAGTTAATGCTCCTTTACATCGAGAAGAAACATACCAATGAATTTTATTTTTTAATGATTGTTTTTTTAACTGGGCTGCAATAGGAGTAGCGTTAAGAATATCGCCGAAACTTCCAGTTAATACAATAGCATAAAAAAGATCCATATATTATATATTCATTGGGACTAATACAGGGATAATCCCCGGCGCTTCCGAAACTCATTCACAAGTGCGTAATCGATCTTACGACGTTCTCTCAGATATTTAATATCCGCCGCACTCGGTTTAAATCGGCCAGTACTAGAGTTGATTTTATTGTTGTTATACGTAAAATTCAAGCCGAAAATTTTCATGATCTTATTCATATCATTATTGAAGCAATCAGTAAATCCAATAAAATTAACAGTCTCCAAATTTTTAATAGCAGTTTTTAATTTCCTGTCAGACGAGAAAAATCCCACAAAACCCCCTATGGAGGAATTCTTCCCGCGTATCCACTTGCTAAAATTTGGATCAAATCCTCTTGGGCTATTGCCACGTTGTTTATGGTAAGTATGGGTTGAAACAGAATGCGCAACAGGGTCTCTGAGCCAGGTGATCGTAATTAGATCTTCTGGTTTTAAAATGATTCCGTCTTTTTTCTTGGCTTGAGCTGCGAATTTTTGGGCGAGCTGCTTTTTGCTTCTAAAATGAGAATGACCATCATTCCATAATCTAGTGAGGCCTTTCCTAGATAACATCTCAAACCATTTATAAGTGCTATTGCCGCCAGTCCGAGGAACGTGATAAATATAACCATTTTTTCGCATATTACTCTCCGTAGAGAGCGATCGGCACATCTGTTTCGATCGTCTCAGGCTAATTTATTTTTAAAGTCACCCACTGATATGGATTTTCTCTGCGAATTTCTGTCCTAGCAACGAATTGCTCTCTAAACTATAATGTAAATTATCAGGTTTGGAAAAGCCGTCTGTATTAATCATTGTTAGTTTAGGAATTTTTATGGCCGCTCTTTCTTGATGCAATCTCACAACATCTTTATGCGGAAATCTACCATCATTTGGAGGACTTACTCTGCCAAAAACAACTGGAACATTACCGTAACGGTTGCGAAAAGATTCAATTAAAAATTTAAAATTATCAAAATATTTATTAGCAGGGCCTTTAAATCTAGAATCTCTGCATCCCTGCATCCAACAAATACCAGAAAGTTGTGCTTTATGAAGATCAAGCACAGAGTCCAAAACCCTTAAAGTTTTATTAAAAAGTGAGCCATATGATGGAGTTTTTGTAATTTTAGCTTTTTCTTTAGTCCAATTAGGGTCCCAGTCATAAAGGGAAGATCCATTTTCTGAATATTTAACTACTACAAATTTCTCTTTCTTTAGAAGTTTCTGCATTCGACTTGCAAAACCTATTTCGGGCCCGTGTGTAAAAATATTCTTATTAGAATCCAATTTGATTGTGTAGCCAATGCGCGATTGATTTTTGGTGTTTTCATAATAAATACAATTTTTAATAGACATTTTAGTTAATTTATTAGTATGAGATTGCCCTCTCATATTGGATTGTCCAGCCAAAAGAAAAACTTTCATATTTAATATCTCCTTTTAATATTCCCATATAGATAATGATCTTTTAGAGATTTTAATTTTCTTTGAATATAATTTATGTCATTTGGTTGGAGATCCTTTTGAAAATTTCCAACTTTTCCAGAACGCACGCGACGACTATTGGCGTTTTTATGATTATATTTATGGCCAGG